AACAGATGAGCTCGATTGTGTACACAGGTCCGATTAAAGTTCAACAAATGAAAAACTTTATCGATAGCCTGGTAGCATCACTATCTGCTGCGGTGTCGAATCTCGTCAAGATCTTAAAGGATACTGCTGCTATTGATTTGGAAACCCGTCAAAAGTTTGGAGTCTTCGACGTGGTATCAAGGAAATGGCTAATCAAACCCACTGCTAAGAGTCACGCATGGGGAGTGGTAGAAACTCACGCGAGGAAATACCATGTCGCACTTTTGGAGTACGATGAACAAGGGATAGTTACATGCGATTCTTGGAGGAGAGTGGCTGTCAGTTCTGAATCAGTCGTTTATTCTGACATGGCCAAGCTTAAAACTCTAAGGAAGTTGCTTCATAATGGTGAACCACATGTTAGCACAGCAAGAGTCGTACTCGTGGATGGCGTCCCAGGGTGTGGAAAAACCAAAGAAATCCTTTCGAGAGTTAATTTTGAAGAGGATTTGATCTTAGTACCTGGCAAGCAAGCTGCGGAAATGATCAAGAGACGTGCGAACGCCTCAGGAGTTATCGTGGCCACGAAGGACAATGTAAGGACCGTAGACTCTTTCATGATGAATTACGGGAAAGTTGCACGCTGTCAGTTCAAGAGGTTGTTCATCGACGAAGGTTTAATGTTGCACACTGGTTGTGTGAATTTTCTCGTGTCTATGTCTTTGTGCGAAATTGCATATGTTTATGGAGACACGCAGCAAATTCCGTATATCAACAGAGTTACAGGTTTCCCATACCCAGCCCATTTTGCTAAACTGGAAGTGGACGAAGTGGAGACGCGCAGAACTACTCTGCGTTGTCCTGCCGACGTCACTCACTATTTGAACAAAAGGTACGAAGGGTTTGTGATGAGCACATCGTCTGTCAAGAAATCGGTATCCCAAGAGATGGTGAGTGGTGCGGCGACCATCAACCCAATCTCCAAACCATTGCGCGGTAAGGTCTTAACCTTCACTCAGTCCGACAAGGAAGCTCTGCTTTCGAGAGGATACTCTGACGTACACACCGTGCATGAGGTGCAAGGTGAGACGTATAATGATGTGTCTCTTGTGAGGTTGACCCCAACTCCTGTCTCGATCATCTCTGGTGACAGTCCTCATGTTTTGGTTGCTCTTTCGAGGCATACTTGTTCACTCAAGTACTACACAGTTGTGATGGATCCCTTGGTTAGTATTATTAGAGATTTAGAAAAGCTTAGCACTTACTTGTTAGACATGTACAAAGTTGATGCAGGTACGCAATAGCAATTACAGATAGACTCGGTGTTTAAAGGTTCTAATCTTTTTGTAGCGGCTCCGAAGACTGGCGATATTTCTGATATGCAATTTTACTATGATAAGTGTCTCCCTGGGAATAGCACCATGATGAATAATTTTGATGCTGTGACCATGAGGTTGACTGACATTTCATTGAATGTCAAAGATTGCATATTGGATATGTCTAAGTCTGTTGCGGCTCCAAAGGATTCAAACATTCCACTGATACCGATGGTACGAACGGCAGCAGAAATGCCACGCCAGACTGGACTATTGGAAAATTTGGTGGCGATGATTAAAAGAAACTTTAACGCACCCGAGTTGTCTGGAATTGTAGATATTGAGAATACTGCATCATTGGTTGTAGATAAGTTTTTTGATAGTTACTTACTTAAAGAAAAAAGAAAACCAAATAAAAATGTTTCTTTGTTCAGTAGAGAGTCTCTCAATAGATGGTTAGAAAAACAAGAGCAAGCGACTATTGGCCAACTTGCAGATTTTGATTTTGTCGACTTGCCAGCGGTTGATCAGTACAGGCACATGATCAAAGCACAACCTAAGCAGAAATTGGACACATCCATTCAAACGGAGTATCCTGCCCTGCAAACGATTGTGTATCACTCAAAAAAGATCAACGCTATCTTCGGCCCTTTGTTCAGTGAATTAACTAGACAGTTGCTCGATAGTGTGGACTCAAGTAGATTTTTGTTCTTCACGAGGAAAACACCGGCACAAATCGAGGAATTCTTTGGAGACCTTGATAGTCACGTGCCAATGGATGTTTTGGAGCTTGATATCTCGAAGTACGATAAATCTCAAAATGAATTTCATTGCGCTGTTGAGTACGAAATCTGGCGAAGGCTAGGGTTCGAAGATTTCTTGGGAGAAGTTTGGAAACAAGGTCACAGGAAGACCACTCTGAAGGACTATACTGCAGGAATCAAAACCTGTATATGGTACCAGAGGAAGAGCGGTGACGTCACCACTTTCATCGGGAACACTGTGATCATCGCTGCATGCTTAGCTTCAATGCTTCCTATGGAGAAAATAATCAAAGGCGCCTTTTGCGGAGATGACAGTTTGCTCTATTTTCCGAAAGGATGCGAGTTCCCTGATGTACAGCAAGCGGCAAATCTTATGTGGAATTTTGAAGCAAAACTGTTCAAAAAGCAATACGGGTACTTTTGCGGGAGGTACGTCATACATCACGACAGAGGATGTATTGTTTATTACGACCCTCTAAAGTTGATCTCCAAGCTTGGTGCTAAACACATCAAGGATTGGGATCACTTAGAGGAATTCAGGAGGTCTCTTTGTGATGTTGCTGTTTCGTTGAACAATTGTGCGTACTACACGCAATTGGACGACGCGATCTGGGAGGTTCATAAAACCGCCCCGGCGGGTTCGTTTGTTTATAAAAGTTTGGTAAAGTATCTGTCAGATAAGGTTCTTTTTAGAAGTTTATTCCTAGATGGCTCTAGTTGTTAAAGGGAAGGTGAATGTCGGTGAGTTTATTGACTTGACGAAAATGGAGAAATTGTTGCCGTCAATGTTCACACCAGTCAAAAGTGTTATGTGTTCCAAGGTTGATAAGATAATGGTACATGAAAATGAGTCGTTATCCGAAGTTAACCTTCTCAAAGGTGTGAAACTCATCGAAAATGGATATGTCTGTCTTGCTGGTCTTGTGGTTACAGGTGAGTGGAATTTGCCCGACAATTGTAGAGGCGGTGTCAGTGTTTGTTTGGTAGACAAAAGAATGGAAAGAGCGGATGAGGCCACTCTGGCATCTTACTACACCGCTGCTGCAAAGAAAAGGTTTCAGTTCAAGGTTGTCCCGAACTACGCAATAACCACTCATGATGCGATGAAGAATGTGTGGCAAGTTTTAGTTAATATTAGAAATGTTAGAATGTCGGCGGGTTTTTGTCCGCTTTCGTTGGAGTTTGTGTCCGTGTGTATTGTTTATAGAAATAATATAAAATTGGGTTTGAGGGAGAAAGTCACAACTGTGAAAGACGGAGGACCCATGGAACTCACCGAAGAAGTTGTTGATGAGTTCATGGAAGAAGTTCCAATGTCTGTCAGACTTGCGAAGTTTCGATCTCGAACCTCAAAAAAGAATAACGGAAAAAGGGTTAAAGTTGAAGGTGTTGATCGGTTTGTGCCGAAGATGAATAAAGGAAAGGATAGAAATTATGGAGGGGTATTTGAAAGAAATGATTTAATCGATAATGATTCGGAGACAATTGACGCCGAATCAGACTCGTTTTAAATATGTCTTATACAATTACAACTCCATCTCAGTTTGTGTATTTGTCTTCTGCATGGGCCGACCCAATAGAATTAATTAATTTATGTACTAATGCGTTAGGTAATCAGTTCCAAACACAACAAGCAAGAACTGTCGTCCAACGTCAGTTTAGCGAGGTGTGGAAACCGTCACCACAGGTCACTGTCAGATTTCCTGCCAATGACTTTAAGGTGTATAGGTACAATGCGGTGCTAGATCCTCTAGTGACTGCACTGTTAGGTGCATTTGATACTAGAAATAGAATAATAGAGGTTGAAAATCAAGCGAACCCTACAACTGCTGAAACGTTGGATGCTACTCGTAGAGTAGATGACGCGACAGTGGCTATAAGGAGCGCAATAAATAATTTAGTAGTAGAATTGATCAGAGGAACTGGATCACAATCAGAGTGCTTTCGAAAGCTCTTCAGGTTTGGTCTGGACTTCTGGTCCTGCAACTTGAGATAATCA